GCGACGGCCATCTTCAGAAATAATTAAGGGAAGAACGTACGGATCGCTCTTGTGCATCATGGCCATCTGCTTCAGCGCAGCATCGGGCAACATCGCAATTTGAGATGTGATCTTTTCGGAGTTTGGTAATGCCATGTTCTTCAGCCCATGTTATAGATAGCCAAGTCTGCCAGACCAGCAGGGCGGTCGTTGACCGCGCCACCTTTGGCAAACAGCTTGCTTGCGCCCAAAGCCGCTGTGCCAAGACCTGCCGCTTGAGAGATCATTGACGGGGCCGCTTGGTACATTGTCTGCGACTGCTGAGTCAAAGGCAAACCACGAATCATGTCTGACATAAAACCCATCTGTTTGTACGGGTAGTTCTGGTAGTTTAGGAAATCTTGGTATTGGTTGTTCAAGATGTTCTGCGTCTGTCCTTGCTGCTGCGTACCAAACTGATTCTGTAGGTTGAGCAAACCCATATTCTGTCCGTACTGGGTCTGGCCAATGTTGGCCAAATTTGCTGCCGACTGATTAGCCGCTTGCAAACCTTGAAGTCCAAGACCCGCGCCAAACTGTTGTTGCTGTGCGTTCAGTTGTTGGGCCGCCATGTTCTGCGCTTGGGATTGGTTGAACTGCCCCATAGCTTGTGTGTAAGCGTCTTGCAATCCTTTGGCTTGGATGTCGCCCTTTTGACGGGCTAAATTACCTGCGGCTTGCGCACGCATGAGGTAGTTGCCACTGCCACCAAACGCACCAGAACGAGCAGCTTGGGCATCTGCCGACTGCCCTGCAATAAGTGATTGACGCTGGGCATCCGCTTGCTGGCGCTCCACTACATTTTGCATGTAGGGAGACATGTATCCTTGAACGTTATTCCCCGTAAACTGCTGTGCTTGATAGGGATTAAAGGTGTACTGCGTATTGAGTGCGCCTAAGCCTGCCATACCCGCCATAGCGGTGGCATCGCCCAACTGAGGGGCAGTTTGCATTAGCGCCGCATTTTCGTACGACTGCTGTTGCAAAGGCGTGAATTGCGCTACGCGCTCCCCCATGTACTGTTGGTAGGGGTTTAAATCAATATCAGTCTGTAGCTCCGCTTTACCTAGTAGGTTTTGTGCGTAGGGAGCGATTTCTTCCGCAAAACCTGTGCGGTATTCTTGATACTGTGTTGGATTGGTTGTTGCCATGATCTATTCCTTACGCGGGAAGATATTTGTCAGCACGGGAGTTAGCCGCTACTTTGTTTTTGCCTGTGGTCTTGCCGCGTGCTTTTTGCACACGATCCATCATGGCGTAGAGTTTCTTAGCGCCTGCTTCTGTCGAGCCGTTGCCTAGTTCAGACACGATACGCGCAGGCACTACAAACTCACCATCGGCAAGACGTGCGGGTTGCTGCTTGTTGCCAATCGTTGCAGGGATGCTGTCAGACACTCCGTCTCCGGGGCCTTTGAGTAAACGACCGCCATCTGAGTAAGAACCTAAAGAGCCTAGACCGCCACCCATGGCGTATCCGGTCATACCGCCATCAGCAAACCTGCCGTATTGCACCCATCGTTTTGCTGCTACATCCCAAGACCATGGCCCGTTGTTGTCTTCAACAGGTTGTTTAGTAGGGTCTGTCAAATCAAAACTAATTCCGCCAACAACTGCGGCATCGCCGGTAGCAACAGTTTTTTCTGTTGTTTTTGGTTTAGCTGTTGGTGCAACAGGCTTTTTACCTAGCACGTACTCGCCATAGTTTTGGGAAATCTGGGGAACGCCAGATTTAACGGGGTACTTACCGCCGCCTTTACCCATCAGGTAGTCGTACGCCGCTAGCGAATCGCCTGTCTGCTTGTTGTATAGTTGGTTGAATTCGTCAATAGTTCTTGGCGCTTTGGCTGTGTAGCCCAAACTACCTCCGCCTGCGGTGTACGCGCTCTTGACCCCTTCCATGCCTGTGAACCCGCCGTATGGACGACCGGGAATGTTAGGCACAACTGTACGAGTGCCATCGGGATTTGTAATGATGTCGCCGGGTGTGGCTATGGATACTGTGCGGCCAAGATAATCTGTGCCAGTCTTATCCCCAGAACCGTAGTTGCCGTACGCACCATTGTCGTAAACAGTAGCGCCGGGAAGTTGTGTGCCGCCGGGGACTACGTTTACAAATTTTTCAATAACCGTTTCTTTAATACAAGCCGTGCCTTCTGCATTAAGTTTGTATCCGGTAGGGCAGGTAATAGGTATGTTCTTTGGCGTAAACAAATCGCCAAACGCCTTGCCCGTAGCTGCTTTAACGTCTGCTTGGTTAATACCAAGGCGCTCCATCTCTGCAAGTGATAAGTTTTGTGCTTGTTGCACAGTCAGTTTTCCTGCATTGATTTGATCTTGCAGTTTGTTTGCAGCGTATCCAATATTGGAATACAAACCTTCCAAACCGCCTTGGTCGCCGGGGGCGTTCCCTGCTTGATAACCATAGCTATTGTAGAAGGCTTGCGCTGCTTGGGGGGCGGAAGCAATGCCTGCGGCATCATCCAACCTATGGGTAACTGCGTACTGCGCTGCTGCCGACATACCGGAGTTTTTTACAGCGTTAGCCAAAGCTTCGTTTTGCAAGCCTACATCGGAAGTCATTGCTTGAAATTCTTCAGCGCTTGTAGTGGGCGTGTTTACGGCGTTAACAAACCGTGTAGAGTAATCTGCTAGCCTATCTTGCGTACCAGTGGCTGCTGCAACGTCTGCAAGTTTCCAGTCATTCTTCTGTAAAGCGTCAGCAATAGCCTTATCATTTCCAGACGCGAGTAACGCTTGGGTTTCGGGTTTAGCAAAGTATTGATAAATTGGATTGTTTACGTCTAAGGGGCCACCATCAGCATACCCGGGCACTCCACCTTGAGCCAAAGCCACAATGCCGCCACCAGCCAGCGTTTTTGCACCTTCTTGTGCTTGTCTTACAGCTTCTTCGTACATGGCGTTAATACGGTTGTACTGAGCACGGGCTGCAGGCGTGTTAGTCTGCATAGAATTTAAAGTGTTTTTTATCTGGGTTGGATTTAACTTGACACCAAATTCTTCGTAACGACTTAAATCAGAAGTTAAGTTATTGCCTGCGCCAGACACCAGCATACCGCCAGTATCAGTAAGCGCTAAATGCCCCGCCCCACCATAAAGAGGTAAGTTCTGTTGTATCAATGCATCGGTAGGGTTCTCGGCAGCCATTACCGCTGACCAATCACGGGTGTCTTTTTGGCGGTATGGGTCTAAAGAACTGCCCAACGCGGTATATGCGTTAACTGCTGTATACAGTTCGGGCGAGCCTTTTTCTCTGGCTTCCTGTGAAATACCTACTTTGTCTAACCACTCAGCCATGCTAGGTTGGCCGCCCCCCGCCAAGGAAGTAATACCGCCCGTTGCCATAGGCTTGGGTGGTTGGTTCAAAGACGCTGTACCAAGCTCATAAGGGTTTGGGTTCTGTTGCCTAAACAGATCACGCTGGCCTTGGAATGTCTTGTCGCCCCACTCGCTGGCTTTGACAGGCGTCATAGCACGCATGCCGTACAGAGGGTCGGGTTTACCCGTATCTGGGTTAATATTGTAATCAAACTGCCGGATGTACCCAGTGCCCTTAGTTTCTGGCATTTTGGTAGTTGGCTGCATAGCCATGAGAGGGGCCGCGGCCATACCAGCAGCAGTAAGTGCGCCTTTGGTGCCACCCATAGCGTTGAGTGCTGCGGCGCGACCTTGTTCTGTTCCAAGCGCTTGTAAACCAGAAGTAACAGGGTTAATGTTAGCTGATGCCGCCACATCCCTAACAGACATAGCATTTGCTTCTGGGCCAAGATTACTTTGGGCAGCTTGGAAGGCATCCCCTGTAGTAGCCGCACCCATCAAACCTTGACCAAGACCCGCACCCCCGTACGCACCTAAGCCTGCCATCAAACCGCGAGACAAACTGCCGGTAGCTAAAGCAGTAATACCGCCCGTAGCAATACCTGCCGACATTGCGCTGGACAACCCACCAAAAGTTAAACCCATACCCGCAGGGCCAAGGAATGCGCCAAGGGCAATAGGGGCAACAGCTTTGAACAAGTCAGACAAAATGCCGGCTTCAGGCAAACCTGTCTCTGGATTGATGGTCAAAGAACGACCATTGGCTTGGGCAAAAGACTGTAAGCGCTGGACTTCATCCGGCGTCATGTGTACGAGTAGTGAATCGTCACCGCGACCGTTGGCGGCTACCTGTTCGGCAAACTTATGCAGGCTCATTTTTGCCTCTCAAAATGGGGGTTGGTCGATAATATCATGTTGACGTCTTTATGCGAAGCATTTGGCTGTTTGCTTGTACACCATCTTGTGTATCTCTGTAAACATCGCCAAGCCTCAAACTAGGTAAGTCAGCTTCAGTTGGAAGGGTATCCAGATTCAAGTTCAACGTTGCGCCCCCCATGTCACCGGGGTTAGATAGTTGGTTAAAGTACAAACGCAAAACGTTGTTTAACTGAGCAAAATAGCGACGCTCGTACTCATCTGGGGCCAGAGGTAAGTTTGGTGGGGTTGCGTTTAGTTCAGCCATCAGCGACGTCCGTCAGGGCGAATATCTATACGGGGTGCGCCCAACTGCCAGACAGTGTTAATCTGGTTGGAGCTAATCTTAAAGATCATCTGACGACCGCGCATACGGGTAAAGATCATGCCGGTAAACTGCTCAGTAATCACGTACGTACTACTTTTAGCCACAGGCTGTGATGCCGAACTTGTTACGCCAGAGCCGGAATTTGCCAAACCGTACAGCGTCATTGACACCGAAGGCGTAGCCCCTGTAGGTGAATTCTCAGCGTTCTCAAACGTCAGATCAGGAAGAACGCGCCACACAAAACCAAAATTGTGTCCGTCGCCAATGTCAAACTCTGAGGATGAAATATAGGCATCAATAGCTGTGGTTGTGGCAGTTTCATTATTGTTCAAACCTTGCTCGTGGTAAACCAAGTTGTTGCTGTACGTAGCCGCCAAGGGGAAATCAAGCAAACCAGAATCTAACCACGCTGTCCGCGCCATCGTACCGTAGTACCAGACTTTTTCAAGGTAGTTGTAGATTACATAGCGATCAATATCGTTGCTGTTGGCGGAACAGTAGAACCACCAAACTTCGTTAAAGCCTTCGTTTGTACCAGCAAACACCTGCGCTGCTTGAGCTTGGTTAAAGTCTTGGAACACGTAACGACGCAAGTCGCAATTAAGCGTTTGTACTCGGCCATCGTACATGTAGAACTTATCCACACCCATCCAGTACACAACACCAGACGCAATTACAGCAGCGTTCGGGCCTTCGATAGAAATATTGTCACCCAACAGTTGGGGTGCCCAGACATAAGGGGGCCCGAGGTATTGCAAAGAATACACAGCCGAGTCGGTAAAGACGACTACTTCTTGACGAGTCTGAACTGTGGCCACAATTTCTGAGCCGTGCGACACCCGCACAAAACCTGCTTGGTTAGTGGGATCAGGCGTCCAGTTGTACGGATCATCTTGCGCTGACCAGCGGATCAGCATAGGGTCAAGCGTGCTAGAGCCGTAATCGTTACAGCCAAACACAATAATGAACCTAGATGTGTCTGATACTGTAATGCTGTTTTGTACGGTTGGCACGTCAACAATAGTAGACACAGCGCCGGAACCAGAGGAAGAAGTGCCAACAGTAGCGCCCGCGCTGTCTAACAATTTGAACGTCAGGCCGTTTACCTCAAACACATAGTACGTAGTGCCCGCAGTAACACCTGTAGGTAGGGAAGCACCAGAGAACTTAAGCGCTGCGCCTTCTGTATAAAGTACGGTGGAAGTAACAACTGTAGGAGACGCGTTAGTAAATGTGACCGTACCGCCAAGAGAATTAAGCAACACACCACGAGTTGTTACACCGGCTGTTGCATCCCAATAATACAAACCTCCACCACGGGGGCCAAAGACCAAGTCTTCGCCGTAGTTAACCTGACTCCAAAGCTGTAGCGCTATGGAAGAAGTTCCGCCATTACCCCATGTGCCAGCGCCCCAAGCGCCTGCTCCCCAACCCGTTAAAGGTACAGCATAGGCAGGGCCAGCATTAACTTGATAAGCCGCAGAAACAGCCGAGCCACCTGTAGCCCCCGCCGCAACCACGGATGATGTCGTGATTGTGTACGAGTTAGCGTTAACTACCGTGATTTGAAACTCAGCGTTTAAAGCTGCTGCGTATGTGCCCGTAACTCCGGAGAACGTAACAAACGAACCCGTAGTTGCGCCATGCGACGTGGCCGCTACCGTGACTGTGGTTGTGCCGTTGCCAGTAAAAGGGTTTGTGCCAAGCGTTGTAGTTACGCGGATAGGCGTAATATCGTTGTATATACCGCCGTTCTGAATGTAAAACTTTGTGTTTGTTCCAACACCAACAAGATTTAAAAACCCAAGCGTTGTCCAGTTCCAGAGCGAACGGCAAGTGCCGTTGAACGTGCTTGCAGAGATGCGTTGCCAGCCACCAATAATTTCAGGGTTGCCTTGACGGAAACGAATCTTGTCGCACTCGTACCAACCTCCTTCGGTTGTATACCTAGTGTTCTCCCGGTTGACGCCCGGCTTAAACAGAATCTTTTGTAATGGCATCGGTCAATCCAGTAGGGCGCACTCAGCAGTGCGGCGTTTTAACAAGCCCGGCAAAACCTTGCCG